ATGCTAAATTTACTGCTTCAATTAAATAAGGCATCAAAATACGATTTACTAGAAAGCCAGGTGAATCTTTTACGATCACAGGAAGTTTACCAGTCTTTTTAACAAACTGAGTTGCTTTGAGTACAGTTTCCTCGGAAGTGCATTCTCCACGAACAACCTCAACCAACTTCATTTTGTGAACAGGATTAAAATAGTGTATTCCAACCACTCGTTCTTTGTGTTGCATTTTATCAGCAATATCAACAATACTTAATGCTGATGTATTTGTTGCTAAAATTGTATCATCACGAACAAGTGTTTCAAGTTCCACGAATAAGTCCTGCTTGATTTCAAGTTGCTCAATCGCAGCTTCTACCACCAAGTCAATGTTCTTCATTGGCAATGACTCTGTGATTGGTGTAACATTATCTAATTTACTTGATGCTTCTGCTTTGGTCATTACTCGTTTGCTTACCGCATCCGAATACAACTTGTGTATGCTTGCAATTCCGTTTGCTACAAACTCTGGTTTAATATCCTTGAGCAATACTTTAATTCCTCTTGAACTAATCCATTGTGCGATTCCAGCACCCATAACCCCAGCACCTATAACTGCCGTATTAGTAACTTTGAAATCTTTGTCACTTTTGGTTTTCTTGCTTCTTTCTTGTAAAAAGAAAATATTAACCAAGTTGTTTGCTACGTCAGAAGTAAGGAGTTCTGCGAATGCTTGCTCTTCAAGTTTCAAAGACTCTTGATGACTTACACTCAAACCATTGATCATAACATCAATTGCTTTTAATGGAGCAGGATAAACACCACCTGTTAATTTCATTACATTCTTAATTGCTTTTGATTTTGCAATATACTTTAATGGAAAACGATTTAGTGTATGTTTTTTGTATTTCTTTTTTCCGTTGTGTAATAACGATTTAGCTGCTGAATCTAAATATTCTTTATACACAAGTTTGTCCACCATTTTATATTTGTATGCCAATTTTGGTACGACAACCTTTCCACCGAGAATGATATTCATAGCATTCGCAATTCCAATCATTCGTGGTAAACGAGTTGAACCACCCCACGCAGGAAGAATACCAAGCATCGTTTCAGGTAGACCTATCTTTGTACTTGAATCTAGAGTTGCTACACGATGATCACACGCAAGAGCAAGTTCATATCCACCACCAACACACGCACCATTTATTGCAGCCACAGTTGGTATACACAGATTTTCAATTCTATCAAAAATTTGTTGACCTAGTTTAATCAAATATGAAATACGTTCAGGTGTAGGATCATCTGCAAATGATTTTAAGTCGGCACCTGCGATAAAAATACTTGGTTTAGCACTTTTGAAAATAACACCACGAAAATCTTTTTGATTATTTTCAATAAATGTTAATTGTTCATCAAGTTCTGCAAACATATTTTCATTGAATACATTTGCACTTGAGTTTTCTTGGTCGAAAATGATAGTAACGACTTCATCGTGTTGTTCTCGTTTAATTGAGTTGCTCATATTAATCTCTTTCTAAAATGATTGCTCCACCTTGACCACCACCGATACAAAGTGAAATTAATGCTCGCTTACCACCACGACGTTCAAGTTCCTTTAAAGTAGTAAGTGCAATGCGTGATCCACTTGATCCAACTGGATGACCAAGAGCAATTGCTCCACCATTGACATTCAATATTGAATCATCAACTTCACCCAAGTCTGTGGTTTTTTTGAGTTGTTTACAAACTGCAAGAACTTGAGCAGCGAATGCTTCGTTGATTTCAATTAAATCAAAGTCATCAAGTTTATATCCTGTTTCTTCGCATACTTTCTGAATTGCATAAACTGGACCAAGACCCATTCGTTCAGGATCACATCCTGCGTATGCGTATGCTGAAATTCGTCCGAGTGGATTCCAATCGTTTTGTTTTACTGCTTGTTCATCTGCAATCAACAACGAAACTGCTCCGTCTGTAATTTGTGAAGCATTACCAGCAGTTACCGTTCCTTGTTTGCGATCAAACACAGGTTTAAGTTTTTCTAAAGCACCCATACTTTGTTCACCACGAATTCCATTGTCTGTATCAACAAATGTTCCGTTTGTGAAATAAAATGGGGAAATTTCCGATGACATTTTTTCTATTGCCACAAATGCTTTTAAATGAGATTCCAATGCAAATTTATCTTGATGATATCGTGTTACTCCACTTTCTCTTGCAATTAATTCAGCAGTTTCACCCATATTCATTCCAACGGTTATGTCACTCAATCCGAGTCGCAAACTAATTATTGGTGCGAAATCTTTTGGTCGGAAACTTAATACCGTATGTAGACGATCACGAAATGTTCTGCATTTACTAAGTTGTGTAAATTTATCAACTGCACTTGACTGATATAAAAATGGTGCCTGTGTCATATTCTCAGTTCCACCACTTAAATACACACTTCCTCTACCTGCATTTATTTTATCAGATGCTTGTGTAATTGATTCAAATCCACTCGCACAATTGCGATGCACCGTGTATGCAGGAACACTTTTTGGTACACCTGATTTGAGTGCAATTACTCTTGTAATATTAGCAGTATCTGCCGGTTGGCAAACACACCCCATTACACTTTCGTCAATAATATCAGGATTTAAATCCATCTTCGCAAATAATGATTTCGTTGCTGAAACACCGAGGTCTGCAGCTGATGTATTTGTGAATGTCGTACCCATCTTACAAAAAGGTGTGCGAGTACCATCTACTAGATATACTTTTTTATTCATAATCGTTACATTATATATAACACAATTTTATACATATCGTCAACTATATAACGAATATAATTGCAGTAGGGTTTATATTAATTTAGAAAATGTTTTTCTATAACATGAATCCATATTCCGATTGAATCAACAACCACGAAATAAAACGCAAGAGCTGCCAACCAATACATTTTTCTTCCTGCGAAAAAGATGATACTTAAAAAATTAACAATCGCAAAAACAACAAATCCCGAACCAATTAACTCAGGAAAAGGAAGTATTCCTCCTCCTATCATTCCTAATATTGCAATGACTATTTCAAATCGTTTGTTGTGTGTTGTTTCTGCCATCTATTAAATCCAAGTTTATTTAATTCTTCAAGCAACACATCTGAAATTTCGATTCCGTTTTTATGAACCTCAACCGAGGTATTATATTCAACTTCTCCAGGAATTAAAATTTCTTCACCTTGTTTGCTTTTGCTTGATTTTATTTCACGCATTACATCACCAACATTTTTTTTGAAATCTTTTAAGTCTGCAAAGTTTTCTGGATCAATGCAAATAAAGAAATGACCAATATCATAATTTGGGTTTTTGGTATCTCCTTCATAAAGTCCACTTAGTTTGCTCATATAAGCACCACTTTGAAATGCCGAACACATTAATTCTATTGCAATACTTAATCCAGAACCTTTGTGACCTCCGATGGGTGTTAAGGCTGCAATTCCACGTTCTAACCACCTCAGTGATCTTTCAAATGTAAGATTTTGATTATCTGAAACTATCGCACAATTTGGTACATAACTATCAGGTGTTTTTCTTGCCATCAGTTCCAAATCACCTCGTTGATAAACTGATGTTGCACAATCGATGCTAAACGGAAACTTTTCATCAGAAGGAAATGCTATTGCGTATGGATTAGTTCCCATTTTTGGTTCAATCCCGTTGAGTGGAGCAACTGCAGGACGAGCATTTGTAAAACTCATCCCAACTAAATTTTGCTGTGTTGCGTACCGACTATAATAACTTGCAATTCCGTAATGTGAAGAATTTCTAACTGCAACACAACTTATTCCATGTTCTTGCGTTTTTGCGATTGCTTGATTCATCGCACACTTTCCTACAATCTGACCAAGAGCATTATGACCATCAATCGTTACACACGATTTGTTGTCACGAACAATCTCAGGAGTCGCATTTACATCAATTACACCATCTTTAATTCGTTTTACATAATACCCAAGTCTGCTTAATCCATGAGACTTAAATCCAAGTTCATCTGCACTTAATAATACATCTGCACATACACTTGAATATTTGCTTGGTACTTTGTTTTTTTCAAACACCCACTCTGCAAACGCAATTGCGTCTTTAAGTTTTATTTTCATTTTGTTCTTTTGATTTTCTGACTGCACGTGATTTTCTGAGTTTTCTACGCATATAAGGTTTCAGAAAATAATGACCAATAAATCCTTTGATTGTTGGTTTACCTACCTGCACTCGTAATTTATTTTCATAACGTGTCATTGGACAATCCAATACTCGTGAGAACGAAATTAATATAATGAACGAACATAGAGGTAAGCATATATACCACGGATATCCAAGTGGAGATAAGCCTTGAAACGCAAGTATAAAAAATGCACTAAAGTTGCCAATTACAACTGCCCAATGTAGTAGAACTACAATAAGTAGTTTAAGATGCCTTAATGGATTGGTTGGTAAAAATCTAAGAAACCTTTTTTCGTCAGATGGTTCTGTTATGCTTTCATCGTTCTCCATATAGAATAAATATAAAAACTACTCAGTTTTATTTTCCAAATCTTTCAAGTTTTCTTTTAACCAATGAGAATGCCAATCATTTTTATGATGACAAACCCAAGACCACCTTGCCTTATCTTTTCCAATATCGGTACCTGTCTTCTCTGATTCAATCCACTTGTGTTTGTTGATTTCATTAGATTCATCAACAACGTGACGATAATATAAACTTCGTTCGTATAGCTCTTGGTCGTAATCCACTAACTATATATATGTATGTACCAATTAAAAATCGTCAACTAATGCAGATTCATCTTGATAATCGATAACTCTTGTTTCAAAAAAGTTCTTTTGTTTGCGAATATCAATAACTTCACTCAACCAAGGAAACGGATTGTTATCACTATCATAACGGTATTTCATATTTAGATTTTCCAATCTACGATTTGCAATAAACTGCATATACTCAACAAACATTTCAGAATTTAATCCAAGAATACCTCTAGGTAATACATCCTGTGCATATGCAATTTCCAATTCAACTGCTTGTTTTAAAACTTCTGTCAACTCGGTTTCAAATTTTTCGGTCATTAAATCAGGATTTTGTTCTCGGATTTTATTTAGTAAAGTTGTTCCGAATTTAATGTGAATACTTTCATCACGAAGTGTATATTGAATTTGCTCTGCGATACCAGGTATCTTGTCACTTAGTGCAAGTAACATTGCAAATCCACTGAAAAAGAATGTTCCTTCACATACAACCCAATATGTAAATGCAGCCTTGTACAACTCTCGTTTTCCTTCAATGGTGGATGTATCAATATTTGCTTCATTTAATCCACCTGTTACTTGTATAAGAAAATCATCCTTTGCTTTGATAGACGGAACCGTTTTATATGCTTCATATACCTCACCTATATCCAAGTCTAAACTATCACAGATATAAACTACAGTATGATTGTGCAAGCACTCTTCATACATCTGTCTTGCCATATATTGTCTACATTCTGGATCAGTAATATACTGAGATAATGTCATAAGGTTATTTGCAACCAAACTTTCACTTCCTGCAAAGAAACCAAGACATCTCTTGATTACCAATCGTTCATCTTCACTCAATGCATCATCAGGAGATGACTTCCAATTCTGAACATCTTTTGTCATTGGTACATCAGTTGGTACCCAGTTATTCTTGACACCTTGTTCATACAGATCCCATGCCCATTTGTGTTTATGTGGAAGGATTTGATTTACTCCTTCTGATTCTTTTCCTAATAGTTCTCCAGTTTTCATAATATATATAACGATTTAAGTTTTAAAAAAGTTTATAAAGATTTCAAATTTTGTTGTTTTAAACGATACACAAGTAGTCCAAGAATAGCAAGACCAACAAATGGTAATACATAATACCAGTTAATAACAGATTCATCTGATGTGGGGGTTGTTGTTTTATCAACAAGAGCAGTAAGTGGTGGTTGTTTAACAACAACCGGATCGTCAACTAAACTTATTACATTTTGTGAGGGTTGCTTGGGTACTCCCAAAGCACCACTAGTTGAGTTTAGTAACTTATCTTTAATACCACATGATACAAGTGTAGTTATGCATAATAATATTAATAAATTTTTCATATATAATTCTCCTTATTTAAAGAATCAATATACCACAATTTATTGTACAAGTAAAGCAATTAAATTATTTCTTGTCGTGACAAAGACAATCGCATTTATTATCTTTACAACATTTAACAAAAAAACATTTTATTTTACAAATTAGTTTTTTTAGACATTCCATTTATATAAATATCAAAGTTAGTGATTAAAGTCACGACATTCGCATTTTTTTATTTTACAATTAGGATCTATTATACCTGCTCGTTTGAATGTAAGTTTTACAAATTCTTCAAAAAAGAAAACATAAGCATCTGCATCATAATTGGTCATTGCTATTGAAGTTTCTTTTTCGTATATTCGCATCCACTTGGTATATTCATCAAATTTATCAGGATCGTAATGAGGTCCTTTCAAATCGTATTGATGAATCATTACTGCTAAATTTAATTTATTTTTTGTTAATGTTGCAAGTTTTGCAATATCTTTAGAAAACTTTGCTTTTTCTCGTTTTTCTTTTTCGTATGCTTCGTATGATGCTTGTAATCTTTGATCAATAGCATCTAACCAAGATTCTCCGTTGTTTATAAACCCATCACCCTTGGTACAATAAAGCACCAAGGGTGATAAAAAAAATAAAAATGTAACCTTTAAAATAGACCTAACGAGTCTCAATATTTCAACTCAAATTTAGGAGTGAAATCTTCAAGAGGCAATTGTCTTAATACTCGTTCAGGATTTCGTTCTCTATGATTAGGAAGAACTTTTATACGAAAAGGAAAATGCTTCTGAATTGATTTTTCATCGTCATCATCTTCATCTGCACTACGAATTACTCCCGAGTCTTCAATTTGCATTCCGAGAATATCATCCATACTTGGCATATCTTCTTTTGGATCAATTGCCCACATAATATCATTCTTTTTTGCCCACTCTTTCATTCTACGAACAGGTACCATTAAGTTGAATCCTTCTCCTGCTCCACGAACAATCATTCCGACATACTTTCCGTTTTGCAAATAAACTCCTCCACCTGAACTTCCTGGAAATGCAGTAACAGTGGTTTGATCATATTCGTATTTGTCAAGTGTTCTTCCTACTTGAGAAATGATACCAGTTGTCATTGAGTTTGCACCCATTTGCCCAAGCAACGAACCAACATGAAATAAACTCGTTCCGATTGGCACAATGCCATCATTAGCATCACTTAAATTAAACTCAACTCCTTCTTTTGCATAATCAGTAGCACGAACCATAAGAAGTGCCAAATCGTGACCATCTTTGTAATCTGAGTATTTGATTACTTTTGCATCCATTTTCATTTCACCCACTCGTCTACCTTTTTCTACAAGTTCTTTAACAATAGACGCATCATCAAATTCTACAAGTTTAACTGGACTCCCTCCCTCAATGACACTACGAACTTTACGAAGATTATCAACGACGTGTGCAGCCGTCCAAACAAAAGTAACTTTTTTTCCGTCTACCTCACGGATGATCATTGCTCCAGAACCTTCTGAACTACTATACTTTGCTTTTGCTTTTATAGTAACCGATACATCCTGTAAATGATCCGCAACTTCTCGTACTTGTTTAGCACTCGGAGCTCCTGTTGAAATGTTTACCGAAAATGCCGTAATGGCCACTACTACTAAAAGTTTGATTGCGTTCATGGATGATACCCCCCTGGGTTTGAGATTAATAATATATCTATATATATTAACCCAAACGCACTTTTAGGTCAAACTTTATTGTCTATTGACAACTTTCACATATCTCACCACGCATTTTTGCTTCTAAACTACACAACGATGGTTCGGTTGATTCTTGTGGAGTTTCTGCATCTGAATTATCTGCATTGTGTTCTTCTACATTCGATCCCGTTGACTTTTCAATTGAACTTGCCGCCAGATTACGCAAATAGTAAGTTGTTTTCAATCCACTTTTCCATGCGTGTGTATAAATGTCGTTCAAAAACTTCATACTACTTTTGTCGTTGTAAAGATTCAAACTTTGGCCTTGATCAATCCACTTTTGACGAGCAGCTGCACAATCAATTAATTTGAATTGATCTTGTTGAAACGCAGTAACATATTTTTCTTTTATCCATTGAGGAATTGAACCATTTAATTTGCTAAGATCACCATCAACAGTTTTAACCAAGTTGGCAAGTTCCTTTGTCCAAATTCCTTCTGCTTTCATATCATTAACAAAGTATTCGTTCATCATTGTAAACTCACCACTTAAAGTAGAATACACAAAAATAACTCCAAAGTTTGGTTCAATGCTTTGTGAACATCCTGCAATGTAACTAATTGTTGCAGTTGGAGCAATTGCCATTGTATTGGAATTACGCATTCCTTGTTTGGCAACTTTCTTTTTGAGTTTGTCCCAATTTTTTCTAAGATTCACTTCGTCAGAATTTCCACGAAGTTTCATAACCTCTTTCCAAGTATCAATCGGAAATGTTCCTTTGCTCCAAAGACTTCCTGTGTATGATTCGTAAGTTTCTTTTTCTACTGCCATATCAGACGAAGATTCAATTGCGAAATAAGAAATGTTTTCATAAATTTCATCACTAATACGAATTGCATCATCACTTCCGTAGTTGACACTAAACTCGTAAAACATATCATGCCAACCCATTGTTCCTAATCCAACAGGACGATGAGTCATATTACTTTTACGTGCTTCTTCTGTTGGATAATAATTTAAATCAATAACATTGTCTAACATACGCATTGCCATTTTAGTGCTTTTTTCTAATTTATCATAATCAATAAATTTTTCACCATTTTTATCTACACCTACGTGTCGTTTCAAATTGATGCTTGCCAAATTGCAAGTTGCAGTTTCTCCGTATTCTTTAACGGTGCGTGTGCCATCATCTGCGTGAATAGTTGGTTTGGTATGAAGAAGAATCTCTGTACACAAATTACTGCTATGCACCGTTCCTACGTGCTGATTACTATACCGAATGTTACTTGGGTCTTTGAAGGTTACCCACGGATGACCTGTTTCAAAAATACTTTTCAACATTTTCTTCCATAGATCTTTTGCTTTGAGTTCACGAAACACATTCAATTCTCCGGATTGACCTTTTTTTACATATTCCCAATACTTTGTTTCAAATTCTTCACCAAAGATTTCATGTAATTCAGGAACTTCATTTGGACTAAATAAATACCACGGACCATCTGCTTCTACTTGTTTCATAAACAAATCCGGAATCCAATTTGCAGTGTTCATATCATGACAACGCATTCTATCATCACCTACAGTTTTTCTTAATGCCAAAAAGTCTTCAATATCAGAATGCCATGTTTCAAGATAAGCACATCCTGCTCCTTTTCTTTTACCACCCTGATTAACTGCAACAAGCATATCATTGTAAAGTTTCCAAAAGTATACCGGTCCTTGATTGATTCCATTTGTTCCTTTGATGTAACTTCCCCTTGCACGGAAATTGGTAATATCAAATCCAAGACCACCTGCGAACTTGCTTTTTCGTGCTTCTTGCCAAATGCCATCAAAAATTCCATCGATAGAATCATCAAAGGTATTTAAATAGCAACTACTCAACTGACTATGAGTTGTTCCACTATTAAACAAAGTTGGTGTGGAACTTACTACATCAAAGCAACTAAGAGTTTCATAAAACTTTAATGCATATGCTTGTCGGTCTTCTGGTTTCTCGTTTAATGCCAACCCCATTGCAATACGCATCCACATTGCTTGTGGAGTTTCCATGCGACGTCCTTCTATGTGCAAAAGATACCGATCATAAATTGTTTGTATTCCAAGATACTTCCAATCTTTTTCTCTATCAATATTAAGTTTTGCACTAAGTTCACGTAAATCAAAACTTTCAAGAAGTTCTTCATTGAGAATTTCTTCTCGGACTAATCTACGCATATTCGTAATAAAACTTTTACGATACTGAAGTTCAAACGCATCACTATCTACTCCCTCTCCGAATACTTCTTTGTAAATTGTATTCAAAAGCATTCTCGCAGCCATATAAGCATAATTGGGTTCAAACTCAATTTTAGACCTAGCACTCATAATAAGTGACTTATCGATTTCAGTTGTTGTAACTTTATCGTACAACTTTATCTTGGCATCAATTAATACCTCACTTGCACTTACATTGTCAAGATTTTTTGATGCACGTTCGGCACATTCGTTGATTTTATCAACATTAAAATTTTCGAGTCTTCCGTTGCGTTTTTTTACTTTCACTTGTAACCTTTTTGTTAGAATTTTATATTAACATTATAATTTAATTATATAAATGCATTTACGAAATCTATCGTAAAAATACATACTATATATACAGAATTTTTTACCCAATATCCGACACATCTTCGTTATTATATGAATTTTTGTTGTTCATTTGGTCGTACTTAGATTTAAGAAGATTCTTTGCACCATTATCAGAATCATTCATTTCCACCATTATTTCTGCACCCTTTGTACTTTTTTCATCATATATTTCAATAACACCCGAAGACGTGTCAACTCTACTTGGAAATGTCAAACCATCGGGTCCAAACCGATTTTTAATGACATGAAATCTACCTGTGTTACTGACTTTGTCCGTTGCTTTCCTAGACAAACTTATCACAAAATCGGCCGTCATTATTTTCCGATAACTATCTGCAACTTTTTGTGCTTCAATAATATTATCTTCTAATGATGAACGACTTGCTTGTGATGCAGTCCATACAGGTACTCCGAGTTCACCCGCAAGGCCTCGGAGATCCTCATAAATTCCTCCTTGCTCAACATAACTGTTGGCATTATTTCCGTGATTACCAGGAGATAAAATATCTGCATAATCAATCACGACCATATCAACGGGATATCCCATTGTATTTGCTAAATTTGCGTGTGCAAGAATTGTACTAACTCCTACACTTTTTGTTGGATATTCTTTAATAAGAAGTTTTCCTTTAATGTTTGCTACAACATTTTTTACAGTTTCTTCGTGTTCAATGATATCTTGAAACGGAATACCAGTAAAGCAACTATCATAACGAAGACCAACATAGCACTCGTTGAGTTCCATTGTATAATGCAAAACATTTTTACCCATTTTCATTGCTGACTTACCGAGAGAAGCAAGACACCAACTTTTTCCACCACCAGCACTACTAATAATAACACCAAGTTCTCCTGGACCCAAACCTCCGTTTGTTAAATCATCAATGACTTCCCATCCAGTGCCTATTGTATCACGTGCAGTTTCTGACATTCTAAGTTCAATATCACGTGCATAATCGTGACCCATATCACGTGCAGTTCCTGCTTTTAATGCATCATCAACTATTCGTTTGATTGATTCGTATTGACCACCTTTAAGAAAGTCAACACTTTGCATAATTGCATTTTTCAACTTTTGGTTCTTACAAAAGTCTAAAAATTCGTTTTTAACGAACTCTGTATCATTCAGATCAACTTGCGTAAATATATTTCTTAGTTGATCTATGATTGCAGCTTTTAATGAATCAATTCCCACACCATCACATTTAATTTTAAATACATCTAATGTTGCAGTCTTTTTGTATTTTTGATGGTGCGTTAAAATTTCGTCAACAATCCATTTATGTGCTTCACTTTCCCAATACTCAGTTTCAATGATATCATGGGTTCTGTCCAAGAATTTTTTATCATCAATTAAAGCACGAATTGTTTTACTTTGAAATGCAGTTCCAAACTTTTGTAAGGTATCCACATTATTATTATTAGTCTCCGTCATATTTAATAAACTTTATCAGATGATTCTAAATGAA